CCCTTCCGCTCGACCGAGAAGTCTCCACAGTCCCTCGTCCTGTTCACCGCAACAGGGGCAGGATTTGGCGGCGATTTTTCCGAGTTTCTGAGGAAAATTCTCGTCTTCCTCGACATACAGAAGGTGTTCGCACTTGCGGCACATGAAGACGGTGAACATTTCGTTACCGCATACACACTTTTTACTCATGTTTATCCTCCATTCGGTTGCAATCGTCAGAGATTGCACAGTCTTCACAGCCCTTATAATAGAAGCAGTCCCGGCAACATGAAATGACAGGCATACACCGCTCAGCGTATTCTTCACAGTTGGCAACAGGGCAAGTGCCATCAACGCAGGCAACGCCCACATAATCGGGGCAATATTCAGTCTTCATCGCTGTCACCTTCCGTCAAAGCTCTTGCGAGATCGTCAATCATCTGGTGCATAAGCCTATCAGCTACGCTGTACTCGTCCTGACACCAGAAAGAGAATTTCAGGTGCAACAGCTCATGCACCAATGTCTTTTCAAAGTTGAACGGTACAATGCGGTCGCCGTAGCAGGCGGGATTGATGATCTCAATACGGGCGGTCTTGATGGACTCCGACCAATCCGTACACCCAGCCGCATTACTGACGGACATTTCTTCGGGGCGAAGGTGAGTGACGAGCTTTATGCGCCACTCCTGCAAACATAGCTTCTTCTGCCACTTTTCCAGTAGGTGTTGTTCCTCAGTCGTTGCGATCATGCAATCTCTCCTTTCTGAACTGCTCAATGTCTCGGTTGATCAGGCCATTCAATTCAGCTTCCGCCATGAACGCAGCGAACACCTTACCGCACTTCACGCAGTAGTTAATGAAGTGATACCCATTTGTGTCATGAATGGTTTGAAGGTTTTTATCGTACAGGCGGTGTCCACCAGTCAGGAAACACTTAATCCTTTTCCACTTCATCACGGACGCTCCTTCACAATACGGATTTTTCTCAGGCGTTTGCCACACCGCTTACAGACTTCATAATTGCTCTGCCAGCGGTGAGAACCATTACGGCACTTGACCTGAATATGAACATACGGGTCTGCTGTGTGGATACCGAAGCGACAGAGGATAGAATTACATGAACGGTTCATTAGGACGCTCCTTTCAGTCTGAGGTTCTTGTAGACGGGGTAGCCCTGATACACGACCTTGCCGCCATGCCACTCAGGGTGCGTTTCCATGTCGGCGTTGAACCGCTTGGCAGAACAGGCAAAGTACCCGTTGGACTTGCACCAAATCTTGTAAGCGTCAAACAGGGACTTCGAGCGGGTATTGACTCCCTCGGCCTGCTCACAGCGTTCTTCGAGGAACTGCAAGCAAAGATCGTTGTCACGCTCGTACTGGTTGACTACCTTCCGCATAGCGGGAGACATTTTCAGACCGAACCGCTTGTATTTGAAGTACCCAGCGACCAGCCAAGCGAAAATGCCCTGCATAGCTTCCTGCGTCTGGAACTCATTTTTCAGGTTCTTGTCCTGTTCCGCTTCGGTGAAGTGACGGTTGAACTCAATGACCCGAACACGGTCGGAAGCGAACAGGGACTTATCGCTGACGGTGGGAAGATCGTTGCAGGAGAGCCAAAGGGTGAACTGCGGCAGGAAGGTTGTAGCAGTCTCATAGAGGTTCCGAGCCTTGATTTCCTCGCCACCCGTGAGCTGCTTGATTGTTTCCTCGTCCAGCTTGCCATACTGGTTGCTCTCTGCCATTGTGACGAACCGTTTACCTTTCAGGGAAGCCAGCATGGGGTTTGCTGCTTCGGCGTTCTTCGACCGTTCTGCCTTGCAGATGATCGACACGGGGGATACGGAAGCATAGTCACCGAGAAGGTGGTGAATTGCCGAGAGCATGGTGGACTTGCCGTTGCGAGTGGTCTTGCCGTGAAGAATGAACATACATTCTTCGTTCGCCATACCCAGCATAGAGTACCCCAGCGCCTTTTGCAGATAGTCAGCCTTGTCTTCGTCATTACAAGTGACCTCTGCAACGAACTTCTCCCAGCGGCGGCACCGTGCGTCCTGCAAGGTGTAGTTGAAGTTGGTCTGCATGGTCAGGAAGTCTTTCCAGTCATGTTCCCGGAACTCCATCTTTTCGAGGTCGAAAGTGCCGTTCTTGCAGTTGATAAGGTAGGGGTTTGCGTCAAACTCCGCCGAAGCGATAGGAAGCACACTGGCAGCGTCCTTCATCAGCCGGTCACGGAAGCGCCTGTCGCCCATCTTTACGATGAACTTCATGTACTCGGTGCGGCGTTCTTCATTGGCGATTTCACCGCAATAGAGAGCCATCAGGCGGCAGAATTCTTTGATCTTTTCCGCTACCAGCAGAGAACCCGTATCCTTGCGCCATGCTCCCTCGGAGTAGGTGAACCAGCTTTTCGCTTCGGGGCAGTAGCGGGTATCATTCTTGTAGCACTCGGAGAACAACTCCGCCATGCCGGACTCGTCCCACGAATACCCCGTACCACTGATCGGGTGGCTATGCTCAGGCTGTGCTTCCTTGATTTGGAACATCACTCTGGACTGAGCTTCGTCCATGATGTAACGACCGTTGGAGAGCTGAAAGAGAGCCTGTTCTTCGGGAGCTGTCATAACTTCATCACTCATGGATTTCACCTCTCTTGTCTTTTCCGTTTGGGTTAAAGTTGGAAAGTGCGCTTTTACAAGCTCGGACACCCATCTTATAACCGTCTTGTTCACTACCGCTTATACGTTTGCGATATATCCGCTCTTTATCAAGTAGGGCAGATAGCGCCATCTGCAAACTGTCATATTCAAGTTTTGTCATTATCTACATCCCCTCCCCTCCCATAGAAGAAAGCGTTTTTCAAAGCGGTATCCACATGACGCATGATCTCAGGCGGCAAAGTGCAGATGTATTCCCAGTCATCGGACACATCTACGACACGCACCTGTTCGCACTCAACCATGCTCGGCTGTAAAGAACCCCAAGTGACAGCCACATGGGTCGGCAGCTCAAGCCGCTTGATTTTAGTGGTCAGGGGAACGACAATGCTGGTGGAAGAAAACTGATTGCCAACATTGTTTTGCACAACCACCCACGGACGCTTACCAGCCTGAATATGACTGTTGGCAAGCATGGGAACATCAATGATGACAACATCGCCACGCTGATATGGTTTCATAATTACCTCCAATACTTGAAGCGGTCATAGTAGTACATCTCTTGTGCCTTTTGGCGCTTCTCCAACTCTTTCTGCCGCTCATGTTCTTCTCTTTCACACTGGTATTTCTCGCATTTTGCATGACAGCCAGCGTACCTGTCAGGACAACCGTAACAACACTCGATAGCACTCATCGTCTATACCTCGTCACAGAGTTTACAATTAACTCTACCTCGGACTGCGGAAGCGGGGGTTTGCAGGCTTGGGAGTTGGCGTACAACAGTTCTTTGTAAATCTCTGCTTTGGTGTATCCTTGGTTATGGAGCTGACCCGCCAAAGAAGTCAGGCTGAGGTTCCGGCTTCCCGGTGTGATAGGCGGGTATTCAGGCTTCAAATGCAGCTTGCCGTTTTCAGGGCGGCGGTAGATGGGAGAATAGATACGCTGAGGGGCAACCGTACCTGAGCTACTTTCCTTCGGTGTGTCGGGAAAATACTTCTCGATCACATAGTCAATCGCTGACTGGTTTTCAACGATCTCGGAGAAGATCAAAACCTCGCCGGTCATGATGAAGTACCGATTGCTCTTGTAAATCTCCACGGCGGCACGGTTGTTCTTACCCTTGAAAGGCAGCTCACCACGAACGAGAATGTGAACCCCCCTCCCGCTTCTTGACTTTTCCGTGTAGGACTGACAATGACCGATAATGTCAGCCGCCAGCGGGTTTAGAAGCCCATCAGTAAAGCCATCGTCAATGTCGATACCTACAACCCCTGTATCGTGAAATACATAGCCAAGACCGTCATAGTAGCCGTGCTGGACATTGTGTTCAGCGTCAATGTAATTTGACCATGTGTCCGGGTTAGACGAAGAAGCCGCCTTTCTGACGGTGGCCTGCATGGGAACCTTTGACCCGTCCCACACATTGACCCATGCCTTTTCCCCTCGAATCTCAGCGGGTATATTCAAATAGCTCATAGGCTTACCTCAGCTTTCATACGGACTCGGTAAAGACCAGTCCCATCTATCGCCGCCACGATAGGCGTTGCGGAAGTGGTTTCTCTCGCCATCGCCAGAGAACCACAGGTAATCCGCAGGGAGGACACGACCGACCTCAACCTGACCTTCTCTCTCTGCATACCAGCGAGTCAGTATATCTATACAGAGAGTAATCAAATTGTCATCGACCGGATTTTTCTCTTTATACCCTACGAATTGTTTAGGTGTAGTTACGACCGTTATAATATCGCCGTAGCCATGATCGACACGGTTGAGCGCACACCACACACAAGCCGCTTTCTCAGCGTCAGAGCTGACCCCTCTGGCTTCTCCCCATAGCATTTTCGCCAGCACAATCACTTCCTCGTCTGTCCACGGCTGAGGTGTCACCTCCGGCTCTGGCTCCGGGGTGACTACCTCTACCACCTCGACAACGGGAGAAGGTTCTTCAACCTCAACCGTGGGTAATTTCAGACAGAGGACAGCGACAACGGTGACGAACCACAGGAAGATTGAAAACCTCAGTCCTCGCAAGGGGCTTTGGCTTTGCTGGACTTGGGCTTTGTCGAGGTTCCAGCAAAATAGAACTTGTCATCTACGCAGATGGGGAAATCGGGAAAGAGCTTGCTGGCGGTCCGCGTTCCACGGGAACAAATCTGCTCTGCCGCCGCCAGCGACATTTCATCTTTCACGAAGTCCTTTCCCGCAGCCATGATATACGGCACTTTGCCGTCAATGCTTTTCAGTTTCATCGGGTTCTTTCCTTTCTTTGTTCCACGCTTCAACATCAACGCCGATACGCTTCAACATTTCTTTACAGAGCCATGTGTAATCGTCAGGCATTTGATAATACTGGATAAGGCGGTCATGCTCGGCAGAGAAAGCGTCATAGAACTTCCGCAGGCGCTTCTTGCCGAAACCAAGGTGAACATGAAGGGTGTAAAGCACCATAGCGTCAATGTCATTGGCGTAGCGCCTGTCGGCTTCCACGATCTGACGATTGATTTCCATGTCCATCGCTTTTCTCTCGGCGGCAGTTAAGACCGCACCGAACACCTTGCCGCCAGCTTTCTTAATTCTCATACCTCAATGTCCTCGAAGAAGACAGGATAGGTCTGTTTCAGCAGGGTCAGGAGCATATTGGCAACGACCCGCATATCGGGGTGAGCCGCTACGGGACAGCGCATACGGCAGAAATGCCGCCATTCTCTGAGGTCAGCGGTCATGACCACCTCGGTTTTCAGGCTGTTCGGAAGGACAGATCGAGCTTCCTGCGGGGTGCAGCCCTCGTTCAGCAGATCGAAGTAGGCGACCTCAGCGTGTTCACACGACCGTTTCCAGATGTGGTAGGTCGAGTCGGTCTTGGCGAAGGTTGAGGGACGAATGACGGTAATTTCGCCGCCGAAACCCTCCTTGCCATAATTGCAGTACCGAGTGGACTCCTGACAGAACGCAGCCAGACGGTGACGAACGATCTCGTGGCTCACACCCCGGTCGCAGATGAAGCGGACAGTGAGAGAGCCATGCTCAATGACAGCCTCGTGGCCCCGTTTGATAATGCCACGGACGAACTTCTCTGCGCTACCGTCTGTGATTTTGTCCTCGGACTTGTAGCAAGTGCGCCCTGCGGCTTCGATAGTGGTCAGAAGGGTCTTGTAATCGGGAGCGTTGATAAGCTTCACAGAAGGTTCAATGATTTTCACTTTCAGACTCCCTTTCATACCAAGGTTTGAAGTTGATAATCTGTTCGTGGAGGTGGTTTGCTCTACCATCGAAACAGATTGTACGGTCATCGACATGAACGATGGAAGGAACTTTTTTCGCTTGAATTTGCACCATCGGGAACCCGTAGTGTTTTAGCCATTCAGCAATCGCCGTCTGTCCTTCAAAGGACTCCGCACGAGAAGAACAGATGACCACACATAAACCATCGCTTATGAGTTGTTCAATGACCTCTTTAATCCCTTCCACGGGAGGGTCGGGGATAACAGCGGCACCCTTCCACCCGCTTCGGTAGGAATGAATTACGCCATCGAAATCGAAAGAAACCGTTGGAATATACATACTTCACACCCCCGCAACATGGCTTGCCAGCATATCCGCATGGTGTGTCCACAGCACATTCGGGTACTGGCTGACTGCTCTGGTGTAGTCATTCCACTCAGACTTGTCGGTGAAAGCGCCCATGTGGTAGCGGATACACATGATTTCTTCATCAGTCAGCGTGTAGAACTGAGAGAGAAGCATGACGGACTTATCGCCGTGACCTTTCAGAAGGGTGTCGGGATTGTACTCCCACGCCTGTTCGTCATAGATTGGTGTGCGCCCACCATTAAATTCTTCAATGTGGCCTGTTACCGGGTGGCGGTACTGGTCGATCTTACATAGGTCATGGAACATACCCACGATGAAGGGAGAACGAGCCTTGCGCCAGATCAGGTGATTGTCCTGAGTGAGTGTCAGGAGGAACTTCGTTACCGTGTAGGAGTGTTCAAAAAGACCACCCTCGTAATTGCCGTGGTACTTGGTGGAAGCAGGGGCGGTAAAGAAGCCGTAAGCCGTCAGGTACTTCATCATGCCATCGGAAACAACAGAGGTTCCGTCAGGCAGCTTCATGAAGTTTAGAAAATCGGTCACTTCGGATTTGGAGAAGCAGTCAGACATTTTCGTACTCCTTTCTATGAATACTCTTTTCGCTGTCGAACCCGTCAGGGTAACGCTCTTTGAGCTTATTGATGTTGTACTGTGCCACAACATCTAAGCCCACATCTAATCCGGTTGCCAACTGTGCGGCGTACCAGAGAACATCGCCCAGCTCGTCAATGAGCTTTTCACGGTCAAGGTCGTGACCCTGAAACAAGGATTTTTTCACGAGGTCGATACACTCACCAGCTTCGCCACATAGACCCATGACCCCATTTTCGATAAGTCCCTGATTGGTCAGCTCATGGTTGGTCGTTCGATAGGCGAGTACCTGATATTCATTCAGCGTCATCGTCAGCGACCTCCTTCTCCAACTCTGCATACAACATCGTGTGCATATAGACGGACTCGGACTGGCCGATAGGCCGCAGAACGGTTCTCTTTTTCAGAGTCCACCCATCACGCAGAGCCGCATTTACTTCGTCGTCAAAGAGGGTGGGATTGTCCAGACGGTTCCGAATGGTTTTAATTTGCAACATCTTCCGCTACCTCCATTTCCAGCACCGTCATAATGGCGTAGTTGGCAAGGTCAATCAGGGTGTCACGGATAGACTCGTCATTGACTTTCTGCTCACAGCCACGGGAGAGAGTCTTAAAGCGGCTGAGTTTATCGCCCAAACGGATACGAGCCATCGCCATTCCTTCTTCAACAAAGGTCTGGTGGAAGCTGTCACCGTAGTCATGGTTCTTCTGCTCATAGAGCCTGTTGATCTCCTTGCAGATTTCAGCGTGGCGCTGAACCTTGGAGAGCGAACAAATATAGGCTTCTGCCATTGTAGCTTATCCTCACTTTCAACATAGTTTTCAACATACCATTGGCGAGGGAGAGCCTTTCAAATTAGCCCTCCCTCGCACTCGGTATCAGCCAAGGAGAGCCGCCAAATCCATCGGGGTCTTAGGAGCGGCCTGAGAAGCCGCAGGAGCGGTTTTAGCAGCGGGGGTAGTAACCGTATTGCCAGCGCCGTCCCAGCCCTCAGAGGGGCGCTTATCGGTCAGACGGACGAAGGTAATGCTCTGTCCGGGCTTCTTCTTGTTCTCCTGAACATCATGTTCTACATCGCACTCGATGAAGTGACCAATCAGATCAGTGTGGTCGATCTCGGTCAGGTCGAAATTGCCGAGGGCAGTCTTGGCGAAGTAGCTGAAAGCGTTGTATGCACCCTCGTTGGGAGAGCCATCGGATTTCAGCAGAGAGAAGCGCTCGATGTGCTTACTGCCGGTCTGCGTCTGCATATAGATTTCCAGCTTGCCGAAGTCTTCCTTGTACTTCACATCGGTAATCTGAAAGATATGAGTACCTTCGGGAATGAGGGTGAAACCCTCGGTGAGTCCGATTTTAGCCATTGTTTTATCGTCCTTTCTTGATCTTGTAATAGTGTCTGCTATATTAGCAACGAGAGTTATTAGGTTTTCGGCACAAGCGCTTTGACCTAAGCACCCACCTCCACAATAAACACCGAAATATTCATTGTAATAGATGGGGCAACCACCACAAACGCTCATACTTCTTTTATGGTGTGGAAATTGAGCTGTTCTGTGTACTCGCAGGGAAAGATGATACCGACCAACTGGTCTTCGTCATCGGGGTACTTGGCGTACTGCTTGACCAGCAGGGCTTTCGGTACGCTCTTGTCGCTTTCCAGATCGTAAGCGTACAAGATTTCGCAGAAGTCAGACTTCTCGATCAGCGACCAGTCATCATTGGTGATGGGAAAGGTCATGGTGCTGTCCTGCGTGGCGAAGATACGGACACAATCTTTGATTGCGCCGTCCGGCTCAGGCATGATTGCCTTGACCAGCGTGGCGTACTCGGTGCAACCGACCTGAGAAATCAGGCGACCAATGCCGTCAGGCATTTTCTCGTTGCTATACCCGGTCACGCTGCGGATACCATCGGGAATGAGCATAAGTACGGACGGGGAAGCAAGCCAGCGTTCGTCCATGTACTCATAGATAGCGCCGCCATCAGGGGCGAGGGACTTCACGAACTTGGAAAATTTCATAATTAAACCTCCGTTACTTTGTCATAGAATACGAAGATGGTGGACTGGTCGGAGTGAATATCACGAGCTGCTGTGAACAAAACCCCAACAAAATCGTCATCGGCATACCGGTCGAGAAGTTTGAGCAAATCATCTTTGCTCAATCTCTGCATACTCTGCGCCATTTCACGCACCTTCTTTCAAGGCTTTCGGGGAAATGCGGTAGCTGTCCTCGGTGGTCGTGTACTTCGCCAGAATACCGTCCGCTTTCATAGCGTCCTTGTCGATCTTCGAGGTGGAAGTACGGCTGACCTCCCAATTATAGGCAGAACCAGCGATAGACACCTTCTTGTCACCGTCACGGAACTGAGCGATTGCGGCTTTCTTAATCATGTCGGTCAAGACCTTGTACCGCTTCTCGTCCTCAGACACCTCAGCGGCGTGAGCGTCCAGCTTGACTTTCAGGTCTTCGGCTTCCTTGACCAGCGCCGCCATATCCGTTTCAGGGGACAGGTTGTTGGTGCGGAGAGCTTTCAGGATTTCAGCGTCCTTGCGCTCGTCAAAGGCGGGGGAAATGCCGCTCTCCACATAGTCCTTCCACCATTTCAGGGCAGGCTTCACATACTTCTTCTCGAAGTCAGGATACCGCTCAGACACCTTGAAGGGACGAGTGATGGTATTCTCACCGCTGCACACAAACTTCTCAGGATTGTCGTAATCCTTGGGTTCGAGGAAGGAAGCGACCATGATAACCTCGTCCACGCCGAGAAGGTAAGCGTACAACGCCGCCTGCAAAGCGTAATACTCAGGAATATCGTCCTTCCAGTCCTCGACACGCTTGGAAGTCTTCATTTCGAGGACGGTGGTGGGCTTACCATCTTTACCATAGAGCAAGTAGTCCCACATACCGCCGAGAACGGGGCTTTCCCTAAAAAAGTCACCGTAGGTCTGACGGAAGTAGTCTTTGCCCCAAATGTCGGTCGGCGTGACCAGATTGCTCATGAAGTAGGTTTGCTTCATGTACTCAGCCTGCTTAGGCTCGATGGTCTTACCGGCGATGGTGTAGATCGTGTCCTCGAACGGCTTCTGATAGGTACGGGTCACTTCACACCAAATCTCGAACGGCGTAGACCACGGGTTCAGACCGAGAATAGTGGCAAAGCGAGTACCCGTCAGCTTCTTAGGACGCTTGGGAGGGATAATCTGGATTTTATTGCCGTCAAGCCATTCCATTTTCACTTTCTCCTTTCTGCCAACTGATTTGCAGTTGAGTTTTCATTGAATTTGAATAAGGGCGGAGGATTTCACAAACCTTTTGAGCGGTTCCCAAATCTCCGCACATAATCATGAACGGGAGGTCAAAACAATGCCACTTTCCCGGCTGAATGTTCTGTGCATCATCTTGTCGCATGGAGCTGAGAGTATTCCGATCTTTCTCTTGCAGAGTAATACCCAATCTCGCTTCAATGCTTGACATATTAAGGTTCCCAAGCATGATTGCCATGATTACCCCTCCTTTGCCGTTTTCATTTCGTAGCCAGCCAGCATATTGTTCACGCCCTCGATCAGAACGTCACACTTGTCGGCTTCGATCTTGGAGAAACCTTCCGTCTTCATAGCGATGGTCTGCACGAACTGTTCCTGCTCTGCGTCAATATCCATGAGCTTTTTCAGCAGACTTTTCAGCGTACCGACCTGTTCCTCGGTAGCCGCACCAGCAGGAGCGCCGGTCAGTTCCTTCTTGATCTCCTGACGCTGTTCAGTGGTCACAGGGGGCTTCTTCGTGACGGTGGGAGAGGGGGCGGGAGTCGTATCAAACTCGCCGCTGTCGATACTGTCATGCTCCACAATGTCCAAAACGAGCTGCCACAGATAGCGGCGAATGTAGGTAATGGAGCTGCCGGTCGCCTGCATTTCGTTTGTAACCTGATTGCCAGCGTTGGACACGATAGGAGCGATGGGGGTGTACGGTGCCACGAAGTCAATGTAGTCCTCACGGTCATTGACATTGTAGACACGAGCGGTCGCCTTGTCGCCGTACATGGACGGAACCATCATTAGACCAATTTCAAGAAAAATCTGCTCGGCCTTAGGAACAATGTCCGCCAGCTCGAAATACTTATATTCGAGCTTCATGTGCTTGCCGCTCTTGTCCACGCCAGCTTCGAGGAAGCGCACACGGGCAAGCTGCAACTTCTGGAATACATTCATGGTGGAATAATCCACCGCCGCAGTTTCAGCGGCTTTCTTGGTAGTAGCCATATTTATACCTCCAACATTTCTAATAATTTTTTCTTGATGGAATTGACTCTACGGGTGTTTCTTCGCCGTTTCTCTCCGAGAAAGTCCATAATTCTCTTTTCGGTTGTAGCGATATACCACTCTCGGTCAATTTCATCAAAGGATAGATGGTTGTCGTTGTCTACCAGACAATGATCGGGGATATTGCCAATTTTCTTGTAGCTCTCGCCTTGCAGCGCATAAAGCGTACCGAACCATTGGCGATCTTTGAACGGGTCTACGGCGTACACACGGTTGACTCTCTGGACTTGTACCTCACGATTGCCTATCTTCTGAACAACACCGTCATAGGAAGAACCTGCTTTTGCGATGATCTGAAAATCCATAATGTCATTGCTATTCATGATTGTTTCTCGAACAGGAACGCCTTTCGTGAAATAGTCAATCAGGGCTTTCTTGACAATTACCATCGAATTGTTGATCTGCCATGCACCTTTCGAGGTTGCGCCGTAGCTAACATACGAGCCAACTGACTTGACCTTGCCGTTGGTCTTTCGGAGAATGAGGTTATTGACATCTTTAATCCAAACCTCGTCAATCTCGTCCAGTTCCAATTCAAACCCTGTGGTCTGTTCCCACGCCGCACAGACGCTATCTACAATGGGAACCTCGTCAGCGTCAATCTCGTACATTAGACCGTCCGTGTTGAAGTTCAGCAGGACGATTGACTTACACGCTTGAAGCAACTGAACAAGCAGCATTGTCAGGAAAAGCTGTCCCGATATTCGCATAGAACGGGTTTTCAACGGGTCGTAGAGGTCGTTGTAGCGGTTCTCCTGCGCCCCCGACACCGTGTTGAGCGGGAGCTTCAAGTCCTTCGCCAACTGGTCATTACCGTCATGCTTGGCCTGTATGCGTTCCTTGCGAATATTGTAGAACACATGAGGGTCAGGCACATTCCGGGAAAGATACTGGAACAATTCCAATAGCGAGGGGTACAGTGAAGAAACATCTCGGTTTTGGATAACCCGTTTCACCGTGGATTTGCCGTGATACCCTTTAACTGAGCCATGAACGCCGCCCCACGCATACCGGCAAGGGAAATCGCCAAACTTGTAGGTCAGAGCGGTTTTGAAAAGAACTTCGTCTGGGATTGACTTGTCGTGAATGGTGTCGAAGAAATCCAAAATCTCTTGCGGGATAATGGACACATCTAACCGTGGAGGATAGACATAATCTCGACCATCATTCCACTCTCTACGCCTTGCGTTTAACATGAGAGCGGTCAGCTTAGCATTGGTACAGGACAGGGCTTTTTCGTCCGAGATACCCACTCTGCGACCGAGGTTAATCTTTGTCTGCAAATACGATTGTCTGAGGTCTACCAATTTCTCGGTAGCGTCAACATCGTGCTTGCAGTAAAAAATCGTTTCGTCCAGTTCTTCATCGGTCAGAGGACGGTCAAGATCAAACGGCACAGAGCTTTCAACCACCGACATTCCTAAATGACCCTCACAGGCTTTCAGCGAAAGACCCTCGTACATATCGTCACGAATATCAAACGAGGTCACGAATACGGGATTGCCCCGCATAAGAGGGTGTTGCCAGCCCTGTCCACCATCAATGAGGTATTCACTCAGAGCTTTTACTTCCTGCGGCGTACAATCAGCGGCAACAGCTTTCAGAATGAAATTGTCATACGCCTTATTATTGAAGCCACAGAGAAGTGGTTGCTCTCGAAGAAACTGCCAGATTGCGTCATTGTCGTTGTGAATGACTGTGTATTCACCTGTACCTCTGTGCTTGAACACGAACAGCCAGTCATCTTGAAAGACTGCTATTCGCAGTCGAAGATAAAGAGATTATCCATGACTGCCGACGTCACCTCCCCATTGGTCAGCCATCGCCTTTGCAATACCGGGGAAAGTTTTGCTTCGAGCTTTCGCCCGTTCCTCCTTACTTCCACCGCAATCCATTTCCCAACAGGAGTAGCGGACAGTTCCGTTTTTCAAAACCATCTTTCGTCCCTTAACCGGTTCCACGATGTTTGTTGGCTCCAAGGGGCGCACCCCTCTTTCCCACAAACAGGTTTTCTTAGTTACGGCGTGTCCGAACTGAAAAGGCTGAACAATTTGAGAATACTCAGGTAGGCAGAAAATCTTAGAAGGAACTGGATTTTCAATAACCACCCTCTGAATATCCGCATACCAGAAACGCATAAACAAATCTCGTGCCAAAATGCCCTTTTGCACTCGATCTGGCTGCAACTGACCGCCTTTCCAAATGTGTCTTGCTCCGGCATTGGTTAGGTAAGTACATGGCGGGTGTGCAATCAGCAAATCCCATTTACCAACGACATGAACCTGTCCGTCCATCGTAGTCACGCTCCCGCCTTTAACGGCTTCGAGAGCGTCACCGAGAATGTGCCATTCGGGGTGTCCGCCTGACGGTTCCTGAATATCACATGAGTAGGCTTCGTGACCTCTCTCTCTGAACGCAGTACAAACCGCTTGACTTTCTTCACAAGCGACCAAAACTTTCACTTCGACACCTCCTATTCGATGAATTTACAACCACACTTGCGGTAGGTGGTACACCGCTTTTTATAACTTCTCACGAGGTACTGGATACCATCGTCCACATAATCGTAGGCAATAGGCTCACCCTTTCCCTCGAAGGTACGAGCGATACGACCAATGCTCTGAGTTATTACAGCGTAGTCTTTCTGCGGCGTAGTCAGGTACAGCCGGTCGAGCCGAGGAATATCCAGCCCCTCTTTCGCCAGAGAGTAAGTGGCGAACAGATACCGCTTGCGCCCCTGCCGCATTTCCTCAATGGCCTGCTCTCGGAGAGCTTTGGCTTTCTTCGTGGTCATCTTCCCATCAATCATGACCGCCTGTTTTCTCAGGTCGGGCGGAAGCCTGTTCATCAGGGTTTCCAAATGCGTCAGCCGATCAGAGAGAATGAGATTGTAGTGATCTCGGTTTGCTACGAGGTCAGCGACAATCAAGTTATTTCGGGGATAACGGTCAGCGAGGAAATTGACCAACTTAGCGTAAATGATTGTACCGTCCGTGTCCAAGAACTCACGGCTGAGTCCCTGATGGGTGGCACGGGGGAGAACGCTGACGGTCATAATCTTGTCTTTCACCGCTTCCTCCGGCACTTGATAGGCAATCCCACCCAGCAGAGCGTAGGTAGCGGCAATCATACCGTCTGCCCTGTGAACCGTAGCGGACAGGCCATACTTGTGTCGAGCTGCCAGAGCGTTCAGCACCTTTGAGAACTGCGTCATAGCGGTTGGGGTTCCTGCTACACGGTGACACTCGTCCACGATGATACAATCCCAAACATCACGGTACTGGCTCAGATCGAGGTTGCACATGGTCTGCACCGTTGCGAAGGTAATTGCCTTACCTATTTGAACCCTACCTTCGGTGATCGTGCCAGTCAGAGAAGGACTCATGTACTGCTCTGCTCGGCTTTTGCTCTGTACGAGCAAATCTCTCGTGTGAGTCAACCAGAGGGTTCTTCGTCCTGTATCCGCCGCAACAGCAATTCCGATCTGCGTCTTACCACACCCCGCAGGGGCTTGAAGAATACCGTAGTAGGCAGTTATCAGGGCTTCCTTGGCTTCCACTTGGTAGTCATAGAGCGGAATGGTGCAACCGAAATCCACCTCGGTCGGTGTAGGAAGATTGACCTTCATGTGACAATCGTCCATCGCCAACACATTGTTCAAACAACCATAGGGAAGAACCAGTGTGTCACCGTCCCATTGGAACAGGTACAACTTCTCAGGCGTGTTGCCTACCCAAAAGTGCATACGGACTTTCTTGGCGTACTCAGGATTGGGAAGGATAAGCTGCTTCTTGCACCATGTAAGCAACTGCTCAGACGGGTTTTCAATTCGGAGCTGATTACCAACAGTTACTTGCATTGGGACACCCACTCTCCGAGTGTGATACCGTATCGCCTAATATCGTTGGCAGTCAGCACAGTTCGCAAAACGGACAATTCCAAAAGCGTAGAAAGGGAGATAAACCGAACTTCACCAGTTATCAACCTGATTGCAAACCAGCCTTCTCCATTCCCGGTATCTTTCCAGAGCGTCATAGCGGAAAACTGGTTTTCTTCGATACGCTCCATCTTGAAAATGTTCTTGGAACAATCCTTACAGTCAATGGGATAGCTGACACCGTTTCGAGCCGCAATCACATCGAACGGCTGACCTTGACTGTTCTGAGCGAGATTGTGCGCCCAAAAGCCACAACCCGACAGGCTCAGGCATAAGTCTCTTTCAAAGCCAGTGCCAACCTTGCGATTGACATTCATGTTTTCACTCCTTTCACCGCCCCTGACGGGGCGGGATTTACGAGATACCCGATCAAACGCAGAAGCCGAAGGACACGCCACGGGAGGTGCTGGCGCCGTTATAGTCGGCGATGCCGCCGTAGTTCACATAACAGAAACTGTTGGTGTTGCCGGAAATAGGAGAACGCTCCCATCTCCAATCCCTCTCACCATTCTGCTTGCACTTGCCATAGGGCGTGTTCTCTCGCTTGTACCACTCGTACCACTTACCCTCATAACCGCAGGAATAAATCTTGCGACCGAAGACCTCCTGCTCAGAAAGAACGAACAGCTTGTCAACGGAAGGAACCCGCACTTCGTTCTTGCTGCTCTTGGCGGTCATCTTCACCACGGGTTTAATGGCCGATTTCAAATCAGCGGGAAGCTGCTTCTCGAAGAAGTTGCCGTTGAGCTTGGCACGGAGATAGGAAGCGTCCCAGCCGCCCTCGTTGGTAGACTTCTCATTCATAGGAATGTCACCGTCAAGGGTTTCCACAGTCTCAAAAGTGATATGAACCAGACTGCCGTCCCTTGCGTAGTCATGGTTGAACCCGATGATACGGGCAGTCAGGTAGGAGCCGTCAGCCAGACGGAACTTCTTGGTATCACCGACCTCGAACATCTTGTCGGCAAGGCCGAAGGAAGAATACATATTGATCTCGTCCCAAGAACAGTCTTCCAGCTTGCAGCGCTTCGGAGAGGGGCGACCGCCGAACATGACACCATACACAGAGTTAAGGTGAAGTTTGACGGTATCGGTATCAACATAGCCCGTAGGCATAAGGGTTTCGATCATCTTCTTCTGAGAAGCGATGGTTTTCTCCATCTTCTCGAACTCGTCAGCGAGTTTTGCAATCGTGCTATTCATAAAGTTCTCCTTTACAAAACAATAGGTTCTGATATAATCAGATTGAGCTTTTACGCTTGCCGTTGATGGAAGTACCAGTTCCGTCAGCGGCTCTTTCTTTTTCTCGGCGGGTCAGGATAAAACGCACCGGACAGTTCACAGAACAACCAGAAGCAGCCAAGGCCGATACCCATGCGAACCATGCCTGCGCCAAGAGTCATCGTGTCTTGCTCTACCGCACCAACGACACCTAACAGGTAGAAAAACGAGAGAAATGCCAATACTCCAAATACCTTTTTCATTATCTGTTCCTCCAAACCATAGGTTTCCATTGATACGGTGTTCCGTACTTCTGTTCGTACCAGCTCTCGAACTGCTTGCGGTTCCCTTCGTCCTTGAAAAACTCTCGGACAGATCGAGCAAGGAGTGAGCTGAACGCTTTGGCCTGTCCTCGCACTTCCGGGGCAAATGCACTGTCGCTCATGACACACCGCCGATCTGCCGCTCGTACCAGTCCAGAATGTCGATAGACTCAGCGATGATCTTGTCCACAGAAGGGCCGTTACGAGTCCCTGCGAGAATTGCACTCAGGACAGGGCCGTTCGTTTCAATACCCCGCTTTCGGAGCATATCAATCAACCATGCAAACGACAGGTGATTGACGCTCAGGCGATAGCGAATTTTCTCACGCTCTTTCACAAAACCTCTCCTTTCTTTGAATTGAGAACAATATTTATTGACAACCAGTGGGCGTAATGGTACAATTTACTTGCCAGACAATTAAACCATTGACCACAGCAACCGCCGAAAAAAGAAAACCTTTCGGGGGTCGGGTTTTTGTTGTCAAAATCTCTTGTTCACAATCCAAAGTATATCCTACCTTTGTAGGATTGTCAATAGCAAATCCTAAAAAAGTAGGATATTTTTGAAGGAGGTACTTATGAACACAAGCCGTATTAGAGATTTAGCCAAACAACAAGGGAAAAGCGTCACCTATATTTGCAAACTTATCAACCGCCCCAAGTATTATTTGAACGATGTAGATAAAAAGCCTGACCGCATGATTTCAGATGAAGACTTAAAAACTCTTGCTATCAATCTTGGAACAACGGCTGACTATTTGAAAGGCGAAACTGACGACCCTCTCTTTCACTTGTCCTCTGTTGGTTTGACCACCGAACCTTATGAAAAGAATTGCAAGCGACCTATTTTCGGTCATGCGTCCGCAGGAAAAGGTGTCATCGCTCAGCAAGAAGCATTGGGATATGAACAAGTTGACCCCGAATATGACTGTGATGATTGTTTCTGGTTACAAGTTGACGGAGATAGTATGTCGCCAGTCTTAGACGATCACGATTTAGTGCTGGTTAAAAAGGATACACCTCCCGAAACAGATACTCTTATGGTTGTCATTGTTGATGACGAAGAAGGATTTGTTAAGAAAATCAGTATTGATGAAGATACTGTGACCCTTCGTTCTTTTAACCCACACTATCCTCCCCGTGTTTTTGGCGGTGTTGAAATTGGACGATTGCGCTTTGTTGGTAGAGTCATGGAGCTAAAAAGGAGATTTGCATGAAAAAATTTCCAATCGACCTCTCCTGTCTGACAGAGGAAGAAATCTCTCAATTTCAAGAAGACCCATATACGCTTTACAACGGCGATCAAGATGTTGCTCTCTATCTTCGGTATAGCTCCACAGGTCAAAGTGACCAATCCATTGAAGGGCAGCTTCGTGACTGTCGTGCCTTCTGTAAAGCAAACCACTACCGCATTGTAGCAATCTATGTTGACCGAGCAACGACCGCTCACAAAGATGTGGAAAAGCGGGTTCACCTCATGGAAATGGTTGCGGATAGCGCAAAGCAGAATTGGGAATATGTCATCGTCTGGAAGCTCGACCGTTTTGCTCGTAACCGCAACGATAGCGCAATTATGAAAATGCGTCTGCGGAAGAACGGCGTGAAAGTCCTCTCCGCCACGGAACACCTTACCGACAGCCCTGAGAGTATCATCTTGGAATCTGTGTTAGAGGGTATGGCTGAGTTTTTCTCTGCCGAGCTGTCGCAGAAGGTCACAAGAGGTATGCGTGAATCTGCCTTGAAGTGCCACAGCGTAGGCGGTCATATCCCCCTTGGATACAAGGTGGAAAATCATAAGCTGGTCGTTAATCCAGATACCGCACACATCGTTCAAGAAGCGTTCTCTCTTTATGCCAATGGTGAAAGTGTCGCTGACATTTGCCGAAAGTTTAACTCTGCCGGATATAAGACCGCCAAAAACACAGAGTTCAACCGCAGCAGCTTTAAGGCCATGTTCCGCAATACTCGCTACATCGGCACTTATACCTACAAAGATATTGTCATCGAAAATGGTATTCCCGCCATCATTGACAAGGAGCTATTTGAAACGGTACAGCGGCGGCTTTCTAAGACCGCCACAGCCCCAGCAAGGGGCAAGGCTAAGGTAGATTACCTCTTGTCTGGAAAGCTGTTCTGCGGTCATTGTGGGGCTTCTATGAACGGTGAAAGCGGAGCCGGTAGACATGGCAAGGTCTACCACTACTATTCCTGTTACACCAAAAAGAGAAAACTTGGGTGTGACAAGCGGCCTTTGAAAAAAGATTATATCGAAGGGATAGTAGCCCGTGACGCTCTCAACCTTTTGACCGATCAGCTCATTGATGAAATTGCAGACATGGCAATTCGACAGAGTGAACAGGATTTGATAAACGATACTCATATTCCGCAGTTGACCGCTCAGTTATCAGAAGTTGAAAAATCAATCATGAATATCACCGCTGCCATTGAAAAGGGTATTGCTTCCGAAACATTGATGAACCGACTTGTCCAGCTCGAACATGAGAAGAAGACGCTCAACAAAGAAATCAAAGCTGAGGAAAAATTCGTCTATCGGATTGACCGTGACCAAATTGTATTCTGGTTGAGCCAGTTCAAATATGGAAACATCGAAGATGAAGATTTTCGCAGACGGCTCATTGATCTACTCGTCAATTCCGTTACAGTGTGGGACGAACCTGACGGGTATAAAATCACCACCGCATATAACCTAACCTCTTGCAAAACCAAGACTTTCCGGGTAGAAAAGAACCCCGCCGCCGAAGAAGCGACAGGGTTCGATTTTGGGGAGTCTGAGTGTACCATTGAGCGCATATCCGAACCATACATAGTATGGGGAACGGTATTCGTTCAAACCAAAAGACACTCCTTACCTTAATCGGTAGGGAGTGTCTTCTTTTATTCTTCGCCAGAATACCCGTTCGCTCTGGCGCATTTCAGCGCACCCAAGATCATCTTGTCCTGAGCCAGTGTTCGTTCTTTCAGCTCATAGAGTGGAGTACGGCGATGATCGTCCCATTCAATGAGCTGCTTTTTGTCGTGAACGACTTGACCCTCATAGAGATTGATAACCTTGTCGAGCGTGATTTCTTTCAGCACTTGCATTTTCTCACCCCTGAGCGTCCTCGTCTGAGGTTTCTTTCGACTTGACCTTAATGCCGTACAGAATGGCAAGTTCGGCAGTCCAAGCCGCAAACCAGCCGACCGTCAATTCTGTGTCAACTGTGTGACCGCAGGCGTTCAAAATTAGAACCACAACGGCGTACCAAGTCAGATTGAAGATGGACAAGATCGTGAACTTCGTGCGCTTTCTCATTCTTTTCTTCTTCGGCTTAGGTTGCACTCGTTTACCACCCATAGGAAGCCCTCTCAGCGGCTCAAGAAGCGTTCATGCACGAAGCCAGTATAATTTACCCTCTTGTGCGAGAAAGCCACATAGAGCCATTTAACGCCGTTTACAACGGTGTAATAGCCGTAGTTCTTGACAGTGGTTCCCTTGGGGATTGTCACCAGCACTTTACTGTCCGTCCCGGCAGCGTCACGGACATTCAGGCCAGCACCAGCGGTCACGGTGTAAGTGCCTGCCACAGCCTTATTGAAAGACCGTGCGACACCCTTCGCCTTGACCTCGGTGGTAGGAACGGGCTTGACCGTTTCGGGCTGTGCGGGGGTCACGGTTTTGTCGTAGGTCACATAGGGGAGGTGTCCGTGCTTCTTCCACATACGGGTATTGTACCCGTTCTTCTTCCCGATGTTACCGACAGCGGTGATCTGCACATTGTTCGCCCAACGGGGAGAACACTCGACAGCCAGACCGTTTCCGATATACACGCCGATGTGTCCCGTAGTCCACACCACTTCGCCGGGGTCAACCTTGTCCCACCCGAAAGCGGAAGCGTCCTTGCACCTCTTAATCATGGTGTCAGCGCCCTCGTCAGGTACGCCGTTGGTGGCATACTTCGCACCACCGTAGGACTTGGTTTTATCCCCTGTCCAGCCCCACAGAACGGCTTTGATAAGGTTCACACAGTCAAAGCCGAAGGTGTCAGGGGTCGCCGCCATAATCATAGAGGTACGAGCTGCCGCCATGTTGTAGGGGTGGTTCTTGATATACCGAGACTTGTTTGTGTCGGTCAGCGGCGCACCAAAGCACCCCATGACATACAGGGTCTTGTAGTGCTTGGCAATATCAACGACCTTGGCAACCAGTTCACTTGACTTCATCATAGCTCTTATCCTCCTTGGTAGCGTCCAAAATGGCCTTGAATTTCGTAAATGCTTCTGTGATGTACTTGCAGGACACCATGAGTACCGCACCAATAATCACCAAATTGCTGAAAATATCCACATACTCAGCCGGAATTTCCCACCCGACCATATCCGCAAACAGCGGCAGCGTGGTAATAGCCACACACAGCAGGGTCAAGCCGCAGACAAAAGCGGCGATCTTCAAGCCTGAGTTTATCAGCTTTTCCTTGCTGAACGGTTCCAGCAGGATTTTGATGTTGTAATACAGAGAAAAGGATACATTGGAGAGGTAGGCACACAGGAAAATGAGCATAGCCCAGCCAATGTTCGTCAGGTTGTGCAAAATGGTTTCGAGCATAATTTTTACCTCCAATTTTTAATTTAGGTGAGTTAGGTGAGTAATCGGGCGTTTTTCCTATAAACTTCTTCTTATACACGCATACTAAGAGAAAGTTATAGGGATTTTGACCCGATTACTCACCTTTATCACCTTTCGGGTCATGCAGGCTTGTGAAAGCCCTCCAAGTCCTCGATACGGTGGTTGATGACCTTAATTTGTTCCTCAACCACAGGTACACGCCTTGCAAAATTGTTGTGTTCCCGCACTTCACGGGTCAGTTCGTTTAACTTGGTTTCGATGACCGCCTGCTGCTTGTCCAGTTTTGCATCAACCTTACTGGCAGACTTGCCGGACGAGTAGATGATACCAAGCAGGCTTAGACCACCCGTGATAATAGCGACCAGAATTGCGTCACTCATGTCCTGCCCCCCTTTTTTTTACTTGCCGGTGTATTCTTCCCAGCCAGCAGGATAAGCGTCCGGGGAATACACATTTCCGTCAATCAGACTGCGGTACAGCTTGTCGTTGTAACTCACGATGTCACCCTTGTTGTAAGCGTCATGAGCGCCTGTTGGCTGAGTCCACACGGGGTAGCCGGAGGGGGTCAGGCCAATCGGAGTGTAGAGAGCGGAAGTTGTGTCAGGCTTCCAATCTGCTTGGGAAGTGTGCGCCTGTACTACCTTGTAGAGCTGCGGGTCGCCTACACCGTTCACGCCGTAGGTGAAATAATCACCAACAGCATAGGCATGACCGACCTGATAGGGGTCGTAGATGGTTGCAATCATCATCGCAGAGTCTTCGTCAAGGCTTTTGGCGAACATCTGAACCGCCTTGCGGAACTGCTCAGAATTGCGGAGGTCATTCGGGTCAGACAGCAGAGCCGTCAGACTGTTGGCATAAATGCCATCGTCCACATCTTCAATCGAAACGGTTTCTGCACCGTTCAGATCAGGCTTGCCATTGACGTGATACACCGTACCATTTAGAGCGATACCCTGAGCGTTGTCCTCGATAGTCAGCCCATAGCAACCGTTGTCCTGCATACGAACCCATGTCGGGTTACTAACAATACCGAGAACCTTATTTTCCTTGATGATCTTGAACATGAGTTTCCCAACCTTTCTTGTTCGGGTAGAACCCGTACAATGATTTGAAGTATTGATTGGTGCGTTGCCGCACCTTGAAGCTGTGACCTCGTTTCATGTGACCGTTGTAGGAGTCCACGGAACACCGAATGTCAGCCAAGGTCATTTCGCCCCGGTCGAGCTTTCCTCGGAAAGCCCTGAGTTTGTGTCGAACGATTTTCGTTGAGTCCTTGTTCATCTTCCGAACAACCTTTCCGGTCGGTGTGATGATGAACCTCGTTTTCAACCAGCGGTAATAATCTCTGAGAGGAACAATTCGTGTCTTCTTCAAATTCAGTTCCAGACCGCATTTCCCGCAAATGATCTTTAGTCCGTCCAAGTAGAGATACAGGTTGTCAATGTCAGGGCTGATTGCCACACCATCGTCCATGTATCGCTCATAGGCTTTAATACGGCAGACCTCTTTGAAGTAGTGGTCAATCATATTGGGAAGCATGAGGGCGTTCGTCTGAGACACCTGACTGCCAAGACCCAAACCGACCGAGCCGAAGTCCGTAACAAAGCTGTTCGCAAGCTCCCTGATTTTCAGGTCATGAAGTCTGCGGTCGGCTTCACGAAACAGCGGTTCATGGGGAGCTGAGTCAAAGAAGCTGTGAAAATCGTAAAGCAAAACACCTCCTTCCAGACCGTACTTCCTGTAATGCCGTTGGAGGTAACAGGTCATACGGCGCAGGGCGAAGTCCATACCTCGGTGTTTCAAACTGGCTGAGTTGTCATAGATGAAACAGGCCGAATAGATAGGAACTAAGCAGTAGTCACACAGACACTTTTGAACCGCTCGTTCCGTGATATGGACTGATCGGATATACCGCTTCTTTCCCCGTTCCATGATGGTAAAAGCGTGAAAACCACGGTGTTTGAAGGTTCCGTTTTGAAGTTCACGATGGGTCTTTGCGATGATCGGAATGATATTGCCGATATACCGCTGAGTTGAGTTTTTCCAGTAGACACCCTTACAGCATTTCTTCCCAGAAAGGTAAAGGTGTCTGAACGAAAAGACTTCATCGAAATCACCACATTCTTTGCTTCGCCGCAGACGAGCTTCGTCCCGCTTGGCTTTCCTGCGTTGATAACGGGCTTCTCTCCGTTCTTCACTTGTCATAGAAGGTTCCCCTCCGTACAGTCTTATTGTCGGGTACGGGTTCTAACTGCTTGTAGTACCAGCCATGAAATGAGCTACCGTACAATCGCTCACCATGCAAGAAGCGTCCGGCTGACTACATCAGACGGGGTGTTTTGGCTTGGTAGCCGGGAACAAGCCCTCCCTCTGCAAAAGGTACTGATTTCGCCCAAAGGGGTTACTACGACTGACCTATGCGAAGTTGCAGAGTCCGAAGGACACGCCATTGGAGTTGCTGGCGTTGTTATTGTTGGCGTTGCCGTTGTTGTTCACATTACAGAAATTGTTGGTGTTGCCGGAATTAGGAGAACGCTCCCACCAGTTGTTCGCAGAAACGGTAACAATTACAGGGCTTGACCCAATGAAAAACTCACGCAGGGAGGTCTTTATACCTCTCGTGGTCAGCTTTCCGAACCTTGGAGATAAGCTGTGCTTCGTCCGTGATGTACTCTCCAAATTCCTTCATGGCGTGGTCAATCCACGGACATTTTTCAGGGTTTTGGAGAATAGCGTCATAGAGCAAAGTCAGCTTCGGGCTGAGATTTTGAAGGGCGATGTTGGCGTTAATCAGGTGATCTCGCCGCATTTGCGCTTCATGCTGATTGTGCGGATAGATGTTGTTCGCCGCTCGGACTTCCTCGTGAACCGTGGAAGCCAGCTCGAAGATACGATTTGTCAGCAACGGTGCGTATCTTTTAGGAGCCTTGGTGCAGACGGAGAAAGCGTGAAGCTCTAACCGTCTGGCGGTTTCGATGAACTGCATGGAGCTTTCGCCACGCATAGCTTTGATGACTGACACGCCAACATTCCTTTCTTACACCGCCCCTAACGGGGCGGGATTGGTGTTGATGAAATCGGGGATTAAACGCAGAAGCCGAAGGACACGCCACGGGAGTTGCTGGCGTTGCTATAGGCGGCGGCGCCGTTGCCCACATAACAGAAACCGGTGGTGTCGCCGGAACGAGGAGAACGCACCCACCAGTTGTTCGCAGAACCA